TCATACTTCCAAAAACTTTGGGCCAGATTTTTAAGATGGACTGAAGTTGTTGGATATAGCAGAGCAGCTACTCATTTTGCAAGTCAAGGTCAATATGATCTAGCTAAGAATTGCATGATGCAAGTTGCAAAGCTGAAACGCTAACAGAAGAATCTTAGCGAAGGGGCTGTCATGGCCCCTTTGATCACAACACAGACACAGGAGATTATTATGTCTAATCCTTATCAAATCCGTACAGACGTTCTAGCAATGGCAAAAGATATGCTAGACAAGCAATACGATACTCAAATGAAAATTGCTCAAACTATGTTTGAGGCTAACAAAGAGAACTTGGAACTAGCCACAGAAGCGTGGAACAGATATATCCCAAAAATGTATACGATGGAAGAGGTCATGGAAAAGGCCAATGAAATGTATTCATTTGTTTCAGAAAAAAAGTGAAAAAAGGGGTTTACATTTAGTTTAAACTGTGGTAGACTGATTCTATCATAAGGAGGAACTAATATGACTGCTGAATATACTTTTGATTGTGCTTGGGATTGTCCACTTGGTGATTTTCTTGAACTAATTGAAAAACACCAACTCACTCTTAAATCATTTATCGCAAATGGTCCTGGTGGTGGGAATCCAGAAATCACTGTAACTGGTGATCTCAACAACATCAATCTTTTTTCTAGAAAAATCAATGAATAATAAATTAGGGGTGTACAACACCCCTTTTTTATGTTAGAATAGAATCCTAAGATGGAGGTAACACTTTGGCATTCTATACTTCTGTAAATCGTTATGGCAATTCTATTTTGTATCGTGGATACAATGATAGTGGCAAACCTATTTCAGATCGAATTAAATTTCAACCAACACTATTTGTAAAATCAAAAGATCCTAGTGAGTGGACCTCTTTCGATGGTGATGATATTAAACCTGTATCCTTTGCAGATATGCGCGAAGCAAAAGACTTTCTTCAAACATATGAAGAAATGGATAACTTTAAAGCTTATGGTACTACAAACTATATTCATCAATTTATTACAGAAAAGTTTCCAAACGATATCCAGTTTGAACGTAATCATGTAAACGTTGTCAACTTTGATATTGAGGTTGCAAGTGATGATGGATTCCCAACACCAGAAGAAGCTGCATATCCTATTATCTCAATTGCTCTTAAGTCTAGTAAATCTACAATCTATCAGGTATGGGGTTTAGACTCCTACGATCCTGCTGAGACTGAACTGGACCTTGACGGAGCACTGATTCAATATCACCATTGTGAGTCTGAGGAAGATCTTCTAGTAAAGTTTATTAGTTATTGGTCTAAGAATTTTCCTGATGTAATTACAGGTTGGAATACTCGCTTCTTTGATATTCCATACCTTGTAAATCGTATTCGTTTGCTTGGATCCGAAGAAGCTGTTAAACGTTTATCTCCTTGGAAACTTGTTAATCAACGTAATGTATTCAAAGGTGGTCGTGAATTACCTGGATATGAAATTGTTGGCATTCAACAAGCAGACTACTTAGAATTATTTCAAAAGTTTGGATACTCATATGGTCCACAAGAATCCTATAAACTTGACCATATTGCTTACGTAGTGTTAGGTGAAAAGAAATTATCTTACGAAGAGTTTGGTAATCTATACACATTGTATAAAGAAAACCACCAAAAGTTTATTGACTATAACATTAAAGATGTCCAGCTTGTTGATCGTATCGATGAGAAAATGGGTTTAATTTCCTTAGCCTTAACTATGGCATATAAGGGTGGTGTTAATCTGAATGACACTTTTGGAACCACAAGTATTTGGGAATCAATTATTTATCGCAGATTGCTGAGTCAAAAGATTGTGTCGCCCATCAATCAAATTCAAAAAGTTCCTTATGCTATTGTCGGAAATCCAGAAAGTGATAATCGTCAATCCATTGCTGGTGGTTATGTAAAAGACCCGCAAGTTGGCGCACATGATTGGGTAGTGTCTTTTGATTTAAACTCACTATATCCTAACATTATTGTTCAATATAACATTTCACCAGAAACACTATTACGTAATCATAATATACGTTTTCCATCTGGTCCTGAAAAATATTTAAATAATCTTGATAAAATTGATGATACATATTCTGTTACAGCATCGGGTGTACCATTTGTAAAAGACAAACAGGGTATCATTCCAGAATTGATTGTGGATTATTATGCTGAACGTTCACAAATCAAACGTAAGATGTTAGACGCTAAGTCTGAATATGAAAAGACGCATGCTAAACATCTTGAAGCTGAGATTAATCAGCTTGAAAATAATCAAATGGCAATTAAAATCTTGCTTAACTCACTTTATGGTGCATTAGCTAACAAATACTTTAAGTATTTCGATAATGCTTTGGCTGAATCTGTTACCCTAACAGGCCAGCTTTCTATTAAGTGGGCAGAGAAAGCCATCAACGAAGAAATGAATAAGATACTAAAAACGGATAAAGATTATGTATTGGCTATTGATACCGACTCTGTTTATATTAACATGGGTCCTCTTGTTGATAAGTTAAAACCAAACAATCCAGTTCAAGCTCTTGATAAAATTTGTCAGGATCACTTTGAAAAAGTTATCGCGGCAGCTTATGATAAACTCTTCCATAAAATGAATGCCTTTACCCCTCGTATGGAAATGGGTCGTGAAGTCATAGCTGACCGCGGTATTTGGACTGCAAAGAAAAGATACATTTTGAATGTTCATAATAATGAAGGGGTGCAATACTCTGAACCTAAACTAAAGATCATGGGTATTGAAGCAATCAAATCATCAACGCCTGAAGTTGTAAGAGATAAGTTCAAAGCTATCTTTAAGATTATGGTTACTGGCGATGAACATGAAACACGTAGATTTATTGATGAGTTTCGTGATTGGTTTAAAACGTTACCTCCAGAAAAAGTTTCTTTCCCTCGCGGTGTAAGCCAAATTGATAAATGGAAAGATCGAAAAAATATTTATTCTAAAGGTACACCTATTCATGTTAGAGGGGCTTTGCTTTATAATCATGAATTAAAAGATAAAGCACTTGATAAACGTTATGGTTCAATTCAATCAGGAGAAAAGATTAAGTTTACATATTTAAATATGCCTAATCCTATTCGTGAAAATGTTATATCTTTTCCTGAATATCTTCCTCCAGAATTTAACCTTCATAAATACATAGACTATGACACACAATTTGAAAAAACTTTTATTGAACCAATTACACCAATTCTTGATGCCGTAGGTTGGACATTAAAAGAAGAAGCAACCTTGGAGGATTTTTTCGCATGAATTATATTTTTGATGTTGATGGAACGCTAACACCTAGTCGTGGTAAAATGGATAAGAAATTTGAGTCTTTCTTTGAACATTTCGCTACTCATAATGCATGCTATCTTGTTACAGGAAGTAATAGAGAAAAAACTCTTGAACAAATACCAGAACACATTTATAATTTATGTTTACGTGTTTATCAGTGTTCTGGTAATAATGTGTTTGAGCAAAATAAAGAAGTTTATGTGGATCCGTGGACTATTACCAATGATGTTAACATCTTTTTATTAGACGAATTAGACAATTCTCGTTTTTATCGTAAGACAGGATATCACTTTGATTATAGGCCAGGATTAGTAAACTTTAGTATTGTTGGCCGTCAATGTAATTTAGAAGATCGAGCTATGTACAAACAATGGGATGAACATAAATTAGAACGTCAAGGAATAGCTGAAAGATTTAATAAAAAATTTGGTGAGACTATGCAAGCAACAGTTGCAGGAGAAACTGGAATCGATATTACAGAAATTGGTAAAGGTAAAGTACAAATATTAAGAGACTTTAAAGACACAGATGAAATTACTTTTATTGGTGATAAAACAATGGAAGGCGGAAATGACCACGACATCGCTGAAGCTGTTAAGTTAAAAGGACAAACAAAGAGAGGCTGGGCCTTCCAAGTCGAAGATTGGGAAGATACTTATAGATTATTGTGGGCCTTACAAAATGCCGGTGTACATGAGCATGTAGGTGTGGTATAATGGGATGGTGGAAACAAAAAGAATTACTTTCTAAAAAATACGGAGAATTAAATAATATGTCTGATTGGGCAAATGATATCATGATGATGCATCACAAATTTGGTGTACGCGAATGGTTTGAAAAAAATAAAGAAGATAAAGATCTTATGAATACGTATCTTCGCTTTCGTTTAAATATGGTTCGCGAAGAACTAGATGAAACATGCGATGCTATTGAAGCAAAAGATCCAGAAGAAATTGTTGATGGTCTTATTGATCTTTGTGTCTTTGCAATTGGTACATTAGATGTGTTTGGCGTAGATGCAAATGCGGCATGGGATAAAGTCTATGAAGCTAATATGGTAAAATCTCCTGGCGTAAAAGAAGGACGCCCAAATCCATTTGGATTGCCTGACTTAATTAAACCAGAAGGCTGGACTTCACCAACACATGAGGGTAATCATGGAGATCTCAATAACTGTTTTTAAATCAGTTTTTGATAATAAAACACATCGAAGAATGGATTTCTCAAGCTTTAACGAGTTTGAGAAATTTCTATATGATTTATCTAAAGTACATAAGAAAGGTAAAAAAGATGCTCAACTTATATCACCAGCTACTTATGAGCCTAACACAACACGGGCAAACAAGAATGTGGTTGATTGGGGAGGTTGGTGTGCTGTTGATGTTGACGACCATGAATTTAAGGGTGACTTAAAAAATGAGCTTATTAGTCGTTACGGTAAATACACTTTTATTTGTTATTCTACTGCAAGCAGCAAATCTGACTTTCCAAAGTTTCGTATGGTCTTCCCAACTAAAACAAGAATTAGATCAGATAACATCAAACATTTCTGGTACGCACTCAACACAGAACTTGGATCCATTGGTGATAAGCAAACTAAAGACTTATCACGAATGTATTATATACCTGGTGAATACGCTGGCGCTTTCAACTTTATCTTTTCTAATTCTGGCGATTATATAAATCCAAAAGAATTGATGAGTAAACACGACTATGTTGAGAAAAAAGCAAGTTCTTCTTTCCTTGATCGTTTACCTGAAGATTTACAAACTCAAATTATAGAATATCGTAAAGCACAACTTGATAACACATCCATCACTTGGACTGGATATCGTGATTGCCCGTTCTTTCCTCGTAAACTTGAAGCTGAATATAAAACTATAAGTAATACAGGATGGTATCATAAGATGTATCAAATCATGGTTGCAGTTGCAAGTAAAGCTTTGCAAAATAAGTATCCAATTACATCTAAAGAAATAGCAGATTTGTGTCGTGAACTTGATGCTGAAACTGGAAATTGGTACGCCAATCGCCCACTTGAAATAGAAGCAGATAGAGCTTTAGAATATGCATATAAAAATGCATAAAATGGTTTACATTTAAAAAGAAATATGGTAGTATTATATTATGGATTATGAAGCATTTGTATATCTGTGGACAAACACAGTAAATAA